CGGTTATTCGCTTCCTTCCTGCTCCTGATGGTGAAGATGTTCCTTGGGTAAAGATGTATACCCATGCTTTCCAAGGTGCTGGTGGTTGGTATATTGAAAATAGTCTGACTACTATTGGTCAGAAAGATCCTGTGTCAGAATACAATCGTGGTCTGTGGAACAGTGGTAGTGAGAAAGATAAGGATACTGTTCGTAAGCAAAAGCGTAAACTGTCTTACTACTCTAACATCTATGTTGTGAGGGATCCTGCAAATCCCGCAAACGAAGGTAAGGTATTTCTCTTTAAGTATGGTAAGAAGATCTTTGACAAGATTCTGAATGCTATGCAACCTGAATTTGATGATGAAGATCCGATCAATCCCTTTGATTTCTGGCAAGGTGCAAACTTCAAGATCAAGATCGTAAAGAAAGATGGTTACTGGAACTACGACAAGTCTGAGTTTGATCGTGTTGCTCCTCTCCTAGACGATGATGATGCACTTGAAGCAATTTGGAAAAAGGAATATTCTCTTTCTGCAATCACTGCTCCAGATCAGTTCAAGTCATTTGAAGAACTTGAGAAGCGCATGAACTATGTTCTAGGTCTTGGTGGTACAAATACACCTACTCAATCTAGGGCTGTAGTTGAGCAAGAAGATGAATATGAATCTTATAGTGCTCCTGTAAGTCGTGAAAGCAAAGTAATGGAAGAACTTGAGGAGTCTTACAATCGTAGCAAATCTCCTTCACTTCCCAAGATTACTTCCGAGGATGAAGATGAAGATGATGCTCTGTCTTATTTCCAGAAACTCGCGGAAGATTGATCACTCATAGATTCTAATATTATCTCCGCGTTTTAGGGTGGCATCAACATATTGATCGCCACCTTTTTTATATGGCATAATATCGTCCATATCATTAAAGATTACATTAAGATACCTTGGTTTGAGGACATAGATATTTCTTTTTTCTTCCTCTATACCTAACTCATATTCGTAATTTGTAATTCCTTTCACAAAAGAAGTTGATGGAACTAAAACTGAATATCCAAGACCTGCATCCCAATATTCGTAATAATAAGAATTTGCTGCAATCGTGGAAGTTTCTGAAAGTGTAGAAAGAACTTCTTCTTTTCTTGGATTTGATAATGTTGGAGAAGCTACATTTGGTACAAATGGAAGTTCATATCTAAATCCAGTAACTGATGATTCATTACTTGATAAGATTTCCGTAATGATATGTTGTCCATTGTATTGTTTTTCGGATACATTATTGATTGCTATTTGATCTCCTATTTTTAATCCAGGAATTCCAAAGACTGTATAAACAGTAACTACCTTTGAAGGAACTAAAGAATCTCCAGATGAAATTACAGAAATTTGAGAGTTTACCATCTCCAGAAAATTTCCATTTGTTTTCCATGTTGGAGAAATTCTGATTCCGCCTTTAAGAACTGTAATTCCTAATGAGTTTTTGATTTCTTCAGTTTCATAATGGTGAATTCCATTATAAAGATTATCATAAGATCCATAGCGATCTAGCATTACTTGGTCAAATGTTCTTTGAGTCATAGGCCATTCTGTTTGAATATTCAGAATGTTATTTGAAAGAAGTACTACCCAATCTAATGTTTCTTCATCGTAGAATTTGTAAGCAACATTGTCTGGTCTTTCATCACCTACGATTGAATACTTCTCAAAAAATTGTAGGTTTCCAAAAATATCTTCACGAAGTTTTCCACGTTTGAAAAGATTCTTTACTGCAACATAATCTGAAATATTTTCTTCTCCATTATTTCTGGAGACATATTCAAAGTTGGGAACTTGTCTGAAGTAAGATGCCATTTTTAGTAACCTATTGTTGTATCTGCATCGCCATCAAGTTTGGTATAATCATCATCAAATAGAGGTTCAATCTCACCAAATGTTAGAGTTAAATCATATTGTGTCATTGCACCATCGTCATACGTTGCATAATTACCTGCTGGTGTATAGTTGACAACAAAACTTTGTAGAGCACAAGTTTTAATTTGATTTATATAAGGATGAGTTTGGCCCTTATGTAGATATTGAACATCAAAGATATTTGGTGTCTGTAAAAATAAAGAAGATTCCGATCTCTTTACTGACATTCCTTGTTTAAAAAATCTTATAATTTTTCTAATTTCTTCTGCTTCTTTTTGTTCTCTTGCTGATAACGAAAAAGTAAAGGTGAAAGAACGTAGAGATGGACCTTGGAAGAGTAACTCTAAATTATTATTCAAAATTGCTCCAGTTGCTCTTGTTAAGAATCCTTGATTTTGCCCTGTTGCCGCTCCAGCAAAAGATGCAGCAATTGCTTTTTGAATGTCTCCTTTATAATCTTTTACACCTTTTGCTGCTGTTTCGGCAGATTCTCCAGCTCCTTCAGCACCTCCTTTAATTGTTGCAAGTGCTGCAGCTGAACCTGCAGCACTGATTGCATCCATTGAATTTTCTCCCCAAGAAACAACATTAGAATCTGAAATTCCTGGTTGTATTGGAAGAGTTGCAGTGCCCATTGCAGATCCTTTATTCGATCCAGAGAAAGATCCAAGATCACTTGTCAATTCTACTTTTTTTGGTTTGTATCTATACATTGAAAATTTGATACAATCCTGCATACTAAAATTTGCATCTATTGGATATTTGAAATTTCCATATGATTGTCTTACCCCACCTGCTTTATCACCTATTTTTAGGTCTCCTAGTGTTTTGTTGAAGTCTTGTGGATTTGCTCCTGTCTGTTGGTCGCCTTGCTGCGCTGCTTCTGATGGTGCAGCAACATTGTTTACTTTTGGAGCGCCTTTGAATAACGTTTCTTTTTGTACTTTCGTAAAATTGTTATTGATGTATGCTGCTCTTTGATTATCTGCTTCCTTTGATACATCAGTTAATAAAAATTTTTGATAATCTGGAGTTAGTTTTTTTCCTTCATCACTTAAAACAGGTTTCCAGTTATTTGATTTTGACGATGACATTACAAGAGTTCTTGGACCTCCAGGACCAAGTGGAAGTTGGTATGTTTCCATAGCTCCATTTTCTTTATTCACATTAGATACAAATAAATTAGTTGGTTTATTTGTTAATGTATTGTTTGTAACGCCGTATTGTAGAGACTGAACTTCTGCCATCAGAACTCCTCCTCATTTACAAGAGGATTGGTCATCTCAATTTTTTGTAGAGTATGAGACATTTATAGGAGTTTTTTATTTATTTAGACGGAATTTTGCATATGGTATAGATAACATCTCATCAAGTTCATCATACTTTACTACATGAAGTTTTCCTGCAACTTCTTCCCAAGTATATTGTCTTCCTTCTCTCCAATGGAAATTGATTGCTTTAAATCCCCATCTCTCCAATGAAGTACAAGCAATCAATGGATGTTGATCATACTCAATCTCTGGTGTTTTGGGATTGTAAATGAAGGTATAAAACTTACCTGGTTCTGGATACAACACTTCTTCTTTAAGTGTATCCATAATGATTAACATTAAATCTTCTGGGTCACTAGTTCCAGCATCAGCAATTTTCTTTTTAAGTGCTCTCATTCGTGGGGGAACATTAGCATACTGACCGAAACCTTCTGCCATTACTTGATACCTAGTTCTTCTTCTGTGATGACTTTAAATTCTAACATTCTATCAGCACACCATTCTTGCGCTGCTTTCCACTTTGCTTGATTCACTGCATAAGTTCTGCATTCATGAAGATATGATTTAGTCACTCTTGACTTTTGTTTAGGAGGAACAGTTTGTTTCTTTGGTTTCACTTCAATCACATAAGTTTTGATTTTACCAGATGACTCTTGTACTTTGATTAAGTAGTCAGGAAAGTATCTATGCACTCTACCATCAACAGGAGACACATAAGAAATACAAAACTCTTCTGATGCCCAAGAAATAATACTTGGGTTGTGGTCGCAGTAATAACAAAACTTGCGCTCCCAACTACTCCTACAAATTATATTGTTCGCATCACCTTTATACTTTTCTGGATAAGATGGTTTGTAGATACTTTTAATACTTTCTGCCATTTCCAGCATACATAATATAACAGTAAAAGTATTTATAGATGGCATCGCCACCAAATCCTCAAGTAAGAGATGTAGCCTTTATAAAAGCAAAGTTACTGCAACCAGCATTAACTTCCCATTATGAGGTTTATATATTACCACCACCAGAAGCAAAATCTTTTATTGATAAAAGTATATTTCCAGGAGATATGCAAGATCTTCTTTCTGTTTCTTGTTCTGAAGCATCTTTGCCTGGATCATCATTAACTACTCATGAATTAAATAATGATTTTACTGGGGTTACGCAAAGACATGCATACAGAAGATTGTATGATGATCGTGCTGATTTTACTTTTTATGTCAATTCTGGACAAAGTAGTGGAATTGGATATGATCAAATCAGGTACTTTGAAGCATGGATGAGATATATTACAGGAGAACAAGTTTCTGGCGCTGAAGGAACAAATAACTTTTATAGAGTCAAGTATCCAAAGCAATATAAATCCCCATCTATTAGTATTACAAAGTTCGAAAGGAATCTTGGAACAAAAGAATCTGCTGGACAAGTAACTTATAAGTTTATTAATGCTTTTCCAATATCAGTTGGATCAATGCCAGTGTCATATGATTCTTCGCAACTTCTTAAAGTGAATGTTTCGTTTACTTATGATCGATATGTGATGACTAATATTGCTCAAAATGAGGTCCAACAAAATCCAACTCCAATTACTGCAACTGGTGTGCCTATTCCGGAGCAAGTGACATATACAAATGGACAGGTTGCCACTGGGATTTTTAATGGAAATGCTTCATTGTCTGGGGGGTCATTATTTAATAATGTTGCTCCCAGTCAAAATAATCAACAACCAAATACTGGAGGTATTCCGCCAACAGGAACTCCAGAAAATATCAACGCAAATATTGCATAAAAAAGAGGGTCCGAAGACCCTCAATTTGGAAAAAGATCGCTGGATT